GCCAGCAGCTTCCCAGTCCAGTCGTCAACCCAGACCTTCAACCCAGCAGCACGACGATTCCAACCCGAGCCCGGATCGTACTCAACGATGCACTGCGCCGGATGCTCAACCCACATCAGCGGCGTCTTCGCATCATCGGGATTCGGAGCAGTCAGCGTGTAAGCCCAGCCCGCAATCGCTGACTCGAGCACACCCATATCGAAATCCGCGTCAAGGTGGTTCGCCTGCCAGATACGCCACATCTCATCGTCGGCATCCTGCGAGTTGCCAACCCGGAAGCCCTCGAGGTTGATCCGCTCAACCTGAGCGTCACAGACAAGCCCCATATAGTTCGACCGGGACATTCTCAGGATGCGGCGGAATTCCTCTCGCGCCTGCGGTGCAAGCCACGGCAGCGGATGATCGCCACGGTAGTAGGCGTCGTAGCTCTCAATCAGAGGCTGGCGTTCAACCAGCTTCTTGAAGAGCCGCTTGACCCACCAATCAGGAGACAGCACCACGTCAGGCATCCAGCCTCCCTCTATCGGCTCGTCGCATGCCCACGGGCACGCTTGTACTTGTCTTGCCTTTGACCCCATCCAGCAGTCAGCGCGTCCTGCCGCGCCTCATAGGCGAGCGCCGCGCCGACAATGGAGTCGATCTTGCGATCCGACTTCTCATGCTCTTTCCGCACGAGACGGTGGATTCCTTTGCGCCGGACATAGCCATTCGCAAAGTGCTCCATAAGCCTTGGGTCGCCCGTATGTTTCGCCTTCTCTGTGATGAGATCAACGCGGAGACGGTCAAGGGCGGCGCCCATAGCTACGTCACGGGATGTCGGCCATGAGAAGACGCGCTCAGATCCATGCCGCTCCGATAGTGCGTCAACCTCGGAGCGCCATTCGTGGGGGTCTGCATACATCCGAACGACTTCAAACCGCTCGAATGCGTGGTCGATCGAAGCGACAACCTCAGATCGGGGGACTTCCCAGAAGTTCCCAGCGGGGCCCTTCGGCTTCTCCCATATCCCAATCGGCTCAATCAGCCCATCCGACATCCTCGATGCAACCAGCACTGTGGAGTCGTCATTGAGCGATCCGTCGAACCCGAGCGCCACAGCCTCACCATCCCCGATGCGATCAGTGCATGCCTGGCGCTCAACGATGTCCTTCGCGATCCATGCATCCTTCGATGACATGGGGCGGTTCAAGTAGTAGCGAGCCGCCGTTTCCTCATCCGGGCACACGCGAACGTCGGTCATCTTGCCGTAGATGGCGTCGAGATCCATCCACAGATGCGCCGGACCATACACGTAGCGCAGTTGGGCTATCGTATGGTCGCGATCCGTGATGTCGATCTTGCCCTTGGCCTCGCGATGGTCCACGTACACATCCTCGGGAAGCTGCTTCTTCCGCCACGCCGTCAACGTGTCCTCGAAGACGCTGTTCTCTCCGGGCCGGTATGCCGTCGATGTCTGGAGCAGCCACGGCTGTGCCAGCTTGCGCTTGCCAAGGTTCCTCGAGACGGTCCCGTACATTGACTTGAGCGCCTTGAGCACGTAGAGGTGTGTCTCGTCGGCGCAGACCCATGTTTCCTTGCCGCCATCCTTCGATGAGTCGCCGGCCGTGCAAGCCTGGATCGTACCGCCATTCGGAAGGTAGATCGTCGTCGCGGCCTGATAGTTCCGCACACCAGCCACATCGCCATAGATCTCCGGATGATGCACCGGACCCCACTCGGCGGCAATGAAGGCGATGTTCTCGAAGGTGTTCCCGGCCTGGGATTCCTCGGTCGCGAGGCACTTAAGTATCGGCGTACGCACAGGGCGTCCTACGGGCTGCCCATCCTCATCCCAGCGCTCGAAGCGCGCCTCATCCCCGAATGCCTCGAAGCACCCAATGAACCCGGCCATCTCCGACTTCGCACGCCCCTTCGGGCGGGACAGCACGCCCTCGGAGTAGACGCGGCGGCCAGTCTCCGGGTGGATGCGGTACACCTCGCCAAGGAAGCGCCACATTTCCTCATCCAGCACAACCGGCTCACCCTGCACATCACCAGGACCGTGGCAGCAATACGCTTCGATCCACAGCCCAGCCTTGTATCCGAGCGTCGGAAACCCGAAACCGAGCGGGTCATACGCCTTCGACTGATTCCAACTCACCCGAACCGATCCATGAGCGACGTGACCTTGCCACCCGACTTCTCAGCAGACGGCGTGTAGGCACCACGGGCACCGCGGCGCTGAGGCTTCTGGCCTGAATCGGCATCAGGAAGCCTCAGAGCGACCAGCAACTGCTTGAAAACGTTCTGCTGCTGTCGAGCCTCAGCCAAAACACCATCGATCGTAATCGTGATCTTGGACTCCGGGTTGTCCAGTTCCTCGCCAAGGTTCAGCCGGAACCGCATAAGCTGTCCGACGCCCTTGCCTCGGATGATCTCGTCAAGTTCCTCGAGGCGATCAGCGCAACGGCATGCCTCTTCGAGGGTCACCCGCTGAACGGCGTCGAGCTCGTGGTCCTTCACGATCTCGCGCCACAGCTTCTTGCCGCGGGCCGCGAGAGTCGACGGGGCAGCGATAGCCATCCGGACCACCTCCAAAACCCATGACACGGAATCTTTTCAGCTTCTGTGAACTGCGAGGCCCCTCCCCGGCGGGCCATATGGTGTGGGCCCACCATGGGCCACCCCCCAGGGGTAGGGGGGTCAGGCCGTTGCCGGGGTGGGCTCGAAGTTGAGTCGTGCCGAGTTGCATGCGAAGCAGGCGGTGCGCGCGTTGGCTCGCGAGTGCTCGCCGCCTTGACTCAGCGGCTTGACGTGATCGACGGTCGGATAGTCCGGCTCGAACAGCCCAGCCGCCCAGTCCACCCGAGTGCCACACAGGTAGCACGTCCAGTCGTCACGCTCGAAGATCTCGATTCGATCGAATGTCTCGACTACGACAGCACCAGCCTCACGCGCTCTGACTACTGCATGCGTGGCCCAGTCATACCCGGTGCCGGGTGTCTGACCTGACAGGATGGTGCGGCACTCAGATGAGCACACTGGTCTGCGGTCTGTTCGGAATGTGCGCATGATCTCGGCGCCGCATACGGTGCAGCTCGTGACCTGCCGTGCGTGTCGGTTGGGTTGGTGTGTCAGGTTGTAGTGCGTCGAGCATAGTCCGCGTGCACGCAGTGGCTTGGTGCATCCGGGCTTGCCGCAATCCTTGGTTGGGCTGTCCGCCTTGGTACGCTTGCTCATGTGTTCGTCCCTTCATGACGAATGCCAAAGAGCCCCGGACGATTGCAGTCGTCGCGGGGCTCGGTACTTTGATTCAGCTAGTCGTATCGGTGGCTTGCTTTGCCAGCGGCCGCGAGGTTGCAGCCTCCGTGTTCAGGGCCTCGGATGATTGAGCGATCGTCGTCGTCGTGGCCCAAATGCCATGAGGACCCGGGCTTGATCGGCCTGCCGCAGCGCCAGCAGGCAACACCGCCTCGAGCTACAGCAGCCTCAGCTTTACGCCGCGCTCGCTGGAAGTCCTTGCCGTATCCACGCTCAGCCTTAGTGCCTCGTGCTTTGTCCGCAGCCCGTGCGTGGTCTATGCAGTAGCGCCCGTCGCTTGGGGCTGGGCATCCGGGATGGGAGCAGATGCGCTTGGCTCGTGGCATCCGGCTACCTCCAGCAGATCCTTTGGTGCGGCGGTTACGGGATCTTCGAGGAGCGTGATCCCGACCGCTTCGTATGCGGCGCAGGCTGTCATCACGCAGTCCATCCCGAACCGCCAAGCCCAGTCGCTGACTGGTTTGGGGATGCGAACCCCGAGTGCGTGCAGTCCGGCGAGTGCGAACGACACACGGTTGTACGGCAACCCGGCCATCAGTTCGGCGTGCCATGCTGCCCGCTGCTGCTGGTCTGGTGTGCCGATGGGGTCGAGCCAGGTGACGGTGAAGTCTGCGATGTTGCGGATGGTGATGGTCGGCCTATCCGCACTGACGCAGCGTTCGTTGTCGATGGCCACGATGACGTGATGGTAAGGCGAGTGTGTGTACTGGACTATGCGCTTGGCGTACCAGTCATCGCCACCGCTAACCAAGCCGATGCGTCCGATTAGGTCCGTCATGCTTTGGTCCCTCCGAAGTACGGCACGGCGAGTCCTGCGTCGATCAGCGCTTGGTTGAGGTGGGTGCCGTCTGGCAGGTAGATGTCCACGAGCCAGCGCCCGTACTTGTCGGGGTCTTTATGGGTTTGGACCCGGACGGCTGTTCCGATGGGCGCGTGTCCTACAGCGAACGCTGTGGCCTCAGCCCAGTTCGTCTGCCCACGTTCGGGTGTATCGATTCCGTAGAGGCGGAACCTTGTCTCAGCCCACATGCGGAATCCGAGGTCGGTGCGGAGATCCACGGTATCGCCGTCAACCCACCTGATGACGGTGGCCTCGTATTCGTACACTCGGCCTCCTTGAAGATCATTCGGGCGGCGCGATCGCGACCTAGGTATCGCTTGTGCCGGGAACACTCACGCAACCCGAAGAGTGGGGGTGGTGCGAATCGAACGCACCGGGCGCGATCATTGCGCCTCCGACCTGACCAGTCACCCCCGTGGATCACCTGCGCTTGAGCCCGTGGGCATCAGCGGCGCAGGCGAATTCGTTACGGCATGGGTACGACGACATCCCCGTCTTGTGCGAGCAGTGTGCGGGCGTCGTCGTAGGTGAGCCGGAAGCGTCCGTTGAGGCCCCAGCTCCGTGACCAGGAGTTGATGAACTCGAGGTAGGAGCCGGAGTCTTTGACGCACACGATCTCGTGTCCGCCAGCGACAGCGCCCGTGGGATGCACGAAACCCTTGGAGTCGGGGTTGAACATGTCCTCGGTCCATTGGATGCCCCAGAGCGTGGGCGAGAGTTGCAGCGCAGCCTGTGCGTGGTCGAACCCGAATGCGTGGGTGTATGACCCGATGAGGCCCTTCTGCTGCGCGGCTTTGCAGACCGAGAGACCGTCCGAGCCTGTGTCATCGGGCGGATATTGGCCGGGGTAGTTGTCGATCGCGGTTGCAGCCGAGTACAGCATGAGCGCGTCGTGCTCGGTGAGCAGTCTCGCGCCGACCTTGTGCAGGGGTGCGGTGTTGAGCCCTTGAGCCATCGCATTGCCTGTGCAGCTACCGACGCGGCCTTGGTCGAGGATCGGCCCGTAGTGCCTGTGCGTGACGGGCTTGATCGCGGGGGATGTGGGTGCGGGGAAGTTCCGTGACCGTGGGTCGTGGTTGACGTGCCTGCCGAGCGGGAACGGTGTGGTCAAAATGGTTCCTCCTGTTCCAGATGGCGAAGCCCCGGCCATGGGAAGCATGACCGGGGCGGACTCGCACCCCACGAGCACCCGACATGCGGGCATAAGAAAAGACCGACGATCCGGAGATGGATACACGTCGGCCTTGCGTTCACTAGCTTAATCGAAAATTACATCCGTGTCATTTGCCTCTCTTCGGCGTGTCTCAGACGGTTGCAATGGCGTGGGCGATTACTCCGAGATCATCGCCGGCCCATTCGGCTTCGCATGCCGCGCACACCATCCGCCACTTCTTGGGGTGCATCTGGTCGCCATGCTCGTCACGGAAGTAGACCGCGAGCGTCGGGGTGCGCTCTTCGCCGTGGAACCGTTGCCCGCATGATGGGCATGGCTGCGATGGTCGCCATGGCCGCGGCGGGTTGAGCAGCGCTTCGATCTTGTCGCACCATTCGAGGGTCACGTGCTCCAGGAACTTCATCCATTCGCCGTTGATGTCCTCAACACCCCATGACTGGATGATCTGCACGAGCGTCCCACGGAAGCTTGGGATCAGTTCGTGCTGGTGTTCGCGAGCGCTGCGGATGATGTCTTGCAGCAACGCGAGCGCCTTCTCATCGATCGGCAGCCTAAGCTTCGCGGAACCGGTTGATCCGCCAGCAGCGTTCGGGTGGATCGCCTGCTCGAGCTCGTCCAGCAGTGCGGGCCGTGTGACAAGCTCCCCGTCAACCCGCGTCAGGTGTTCGCGGGTGAGCCTGTGGATGTTGTCGCGGAGTGTGGATTGGTATTCGCTCATCGTTCCCCTTCCCGCATCCCATGGACATGTTCAATGGCTCGCCATGCCACCTTCCGCCCACCTCGACGCGAGACTGCCACGATGCGATTGCCATCGAAGACGTTCCGCATAAATTCCTTCTGCCAGTCGGTCAGCTCGATCCCGAGCATCCTCTCGGCTGCCTTAATTTCGTCATCGGTAAGCTCGCGGCTCACGGCTTGAATTCCTCCCATGTGGATGGTTTGTCGCGGGTGACGATTTGGTAGCTCGTGCGGCCGTTCTCCCGTGTTGCCAGCACCGGGAGTGCTCGACACATCTCCGAGGCCGTCACGAGCCGTTCTCGCTGTTCTGGGCCTAGGGTTTTCGATGCGGTCCCCACTTGGATCAGCGCGAGACCGTGAAGCCAATGGGCCATGGCGAGATCGGCAGGCCCTTTCGACGCGGCGGCCCGCATAATGAAGTGCCATCCCTTGCGGCGAAGCTCCTCGCGGACCACGTACTCGCGGCTTCGCCCCTGGCTGGCAGTACTCACGGCTTCCACCGCCGTCCACACGAGCAGACATACTGGACGGTTTGCGAGTATCGAACATCGCCTCGGTGCCAGATAAGCGATTCGGTTCGGATGTGGTGGCCGACGAGCTTGTGAATCCACTTCACGGCTTCCCCTCCAGTGCTCGGCGGATGAGTGCGGCGGCGTTTCCGTAGGTGGTGGTTGCGCCGCCGTAGGTTTCGAGGTGCGCGGCGAGGGCTTCGACGCGGGCGAGCGCGGCTGTCTGGGAGTGGGTCACTCGTCGCCCTCCCGGATGTAGCGGGCGTGCAGGTCGAGCCACATGTGCCGGTTCGTATGGAAGAAGCTCTTCTCCCATCGGCGGGCGTGGTGACGCTTATGCAGGACTGGAATCAGCACGGCGTTCGAGTTCGTGATGCCGATCTGCAGTTGGTGCGACTGGTTGTATGGCTTATCGGCAAATACCACGCCGGTTCGATTGCGGCTCATACCGTTTCTGTCTCCTTAACGTCGAACGCCGCCCCGTCTGGAGCGGCGTAGTGGCGGCCAATCATGGTGTCGGGTCTTGTCCCGGCGAGGATTTCCTGCCAGCAGTCGTGGCAGTAGCGGGCGTCCCAACTCGGATGATCGGCACAGTGCGGGCCGGCGCGGAACGGGGTCATGATCGCCTCAGCGGGATACACCGTCGCTTGGCGATCCACTTGGGATCACACTCGGGGCAGTTATTGTCCAGCAGATACCGCCTGCCCTTCTCAGCAATCACGCGAGCGTGCATCCAAGTGTTCGGATGCATCCAACTCCAGCTTCGGTAGATGACAACCTTCACCGCGCCGCCCGTCTCTTCTCGATCAGTTCGCATGCTTCCTCCCAGTGGTTTTCGATGAATGTGACGGCGAAGTCGAGCGCGTTGGCTTCGGCTATGACGTAGCTGGGGTTGCCTCGGTAGTCGGTGAGGCGGCCGCGGAGTGTGTCGCGGCGGCGTTCCATCGTCCGGACTTTCTTCTCGAGGGAACTCTCGGGAGTGTCCTTGTGGCGCTTGGGTTCGCTCACTCAGCACCCTCACAGATTCCGCAGAGGTCGGGTTCGTTGCCGTGGTCGCACACGAGATCCGGCTCCAGATCCATCACGTCGCAGACGCAGCCGCCGCCTGCCCAGTTGCGGCACATCTCATACCCGCAGCGGCTCACCGGTCGCCCCTGTACAGGACGGTCGCCTTGCCCATGAACTCAGCGAAGTGATCTTCCGAATGGGCACGGTCGTCATCGCTGTAGACGTACTCGATGTAGCGCTGACTGGAACCGTAGTAGTTGCGTATCTGGGCTGGACCGCCATTCTCGGCGTCGATGATCGATCCGACTGGGAGCGCCTTCAATTCCTCGGCGCTAGTGACCACCTCCGGCTTGCGGTACCCGGCGGCGAGGATCGCGTCGGCCACTTTGATGAGACTGAACTCGCCGTCAACCGTCGCGAAAAGGTCTGACGTGCCATATGCGGCGTAGTGGACATCGGGGTCGATGCTCTCGATGATGGCGTTGCCAATTGCTCGCGCCAGTTCGTCTCTCTCGTTGCTCATGTCGTCTCCTTCACCCAGCGCGGGTCTGGGGTTGCGTCTCGGTAGGGGTCGTGGTGTTCGGCTATGCGGTCGGCTCGGCAGCCGCGGCATGGTTCGTAGTCGTCGTGGGCCCGGCAACGTGGGCCGCGGGGCTTCTCGAATCCCTGGGGGGCTGTCGAGGTCCAGTGGTGGCCGTCTCGCACGTATCCGTCTGGTGAGCGTCCGAATGCCTTCCCGTTGCCGTCCGGTTGTGTGGCGTAGACGGCGAGGGCTCGGATCATGTGGGCGAAGTCGGCCGCGAACAGGAACCCGACAGTGTTGTGCGCCTCCAGCATCTTGCCGGGGTTGCGTCTCGCCCAGTCGGGTCGGGTCGCGAGCATGATCGCCGTGAGCTGTCGGCCTTGGGTCTCGTCTAGGCGGAACATCAGGCCAGCGCTCCGAAGTCGAATGCCTCTTGGCTCAGCCTCTTCGCTGCAATCTCG